GTGGTTTGGTCGTTCGGGTCGGCGGTAAAAACGCCGCCGCCCGCCGTGCCGTGTTCGTAATAGGCGGCGACAAGGACGGGACGGCCGCCGTTGGCGTGGCGGCGCAGCCCGGCGATGGAAGGGACGGTGTGCGGCAGTTGGCCGGACAACTCGAAGGCGGCGTTGCCGATAAGGTTTTCGGCATGGGCGACGGCGGCCTGCGCGGCCTGCGCCGAGGCGGCGGCCTGTTCGGGGTAGTTGTTGTTTTCCAAGCCGCTGCCGTCGGCGTTCCAGCCTATGCCCTTGCCCGGACTGGGCGCGGGCAGCGTGAGGTTCACGCTGCTGATGACGGAGACTTTGAGGGCGCGGCCGACCTGTTCGCGGATTTGCTGGTCTTGGATGACCAGCTTGTCCAGCGCGTCGTTGAGATTGGCGGGGTAGAAGCCGCCGTGGTTGGTGAAGATGGCCGGTTGCAGATAGGGCTGGTTGCTGATAATGACGAGCCTGCGCCCCTTGCCCAGCGGCGCGGCCAAGTCGATGTGGCCGCCGTCGGTTTCCAGCGCAGCGGTGTAGTCGCGGCCTTCGGACAAAACGTGTTCGTTGCCGATGGCGTCGTCGGTGATGACGGCGATGTGTTCGGTTTTGAGGATGCGGAAGTCGAAAGGGTAACGGGTAGTCTTGCCGTCGCCGGTGAAGATGCCGGTTTTTCGGTTTTCGCTGCTGATGGCCATGGCGTTTTTCCTTGTTTGAAAAACGGCGATGGTAAGAGCGGCGGCGGAGAATAACGGGTATGTGGTCAAATAGGGACATACCCATCAAATGTACTTGATTTATATGGATATAATTTTTAATCTGTTGCGTATGACTTTTTTGGGTATTGATAAAACTTTATAAAAATCATGGTGTTGAATTTATTTTGATGGGTATCCCGCTTTTGCGGCACATACCCATCATAAACGGCAGCTTGGTTTAGCATTGCCCGCATAGCGAAAGCCCGCAGAGGGTGCAAGCTCTGCGGGCTTTCTGTATTTAATCAAATGGTGGTAGGCGATGTATCGGGACAATCAGGAGAAGCTGCGCCGTGCGCTGCGGCAGCGGGATGAGGATTTTTCCCGGCTGATGGCCGAAGAGTGGGGGCGGCGGATTGTGCGCCTGCTGCTGGCCGAGGCGGGTGTGTGGCGGGGGAGTTTCTCGCCGGACGCTTTTCAGACGGCCTTTAACGAGGGGCGCAGGGCGCAGGGTTTGTTTTTATTGGACGCGGTGAAACACTGCGATGAGTTTTTGTTGTTGATGGAGCGTGAAGAAGATGAGCGAAGCGAATCAGGAGAATCAGGCGGCGGGTACTGAAAACAATCAGGACACGCTGTTGGGCGGTGCGCCGCAGGAGACGGAGAACAGGCCGTCTGAAAACCCGCCCGAGGGTGGTGTGCCGGACGGGGCGGGCGAGAGGCCGTCTGAAAACGGCGATAAGCCGCAGCAGCCGGTTGTGCCGGAGCAGTATGAGTTCAAGCCGCCCGAGGGGATGGAATTTGACGAAGCAACCATCGGCGTGTACGCCGAGGCGGCGCGTGAGGCGGGTTTGTCGCAGGAGGCGGCGGACATTGTGCTGAACAAAATCGCGCCGCATCTGGCGCAGCAGCAGGCGGCCAGGCTGGCCGAGGCGCGCAACGATTGGGCGCAGCAGTCCCGCGCGGACGCGGAGTTCGGCGGCGAGAAGCTGGATGAGAATCTGGCGGTGGCGAAAAAGGCGGTGGAGGCGTTTGCCACGCCGGAGTTGAAAACGCTTTTGGAGCAGTCGGGCTTGGGCAACCATCCGGAAATCATCCGTCTGTTTTACCGCGCGGGCAGGTCTTTGTCGCAGGACGGCTTTGTCGGCGGCAAGGCGGTTCAGGCGGACGCGCAAAGCATATTTTCCAAAAGCAATATGAACCCCTAATGAAGAAAGGAATTTAAATGTCTGTTTTAAAACAAATGAATCCAACGCTGGCCGACGTGATGGCGCGTACCGGCGCAGACGGCAAACTGCTGAACGTCGTCGAGATGCTCAACGAGACCAACGAGGTAATCGATGATTTGGTGATGATTGAGGCCAACGGCACGACCGCGCACAAAACGACCATCCGCTCGGGCTTGCCGGAGGCGACTTGGCGCATGTTCTATCAGGGCGTGCAGCCGTCCAAATCGACCGTACTTTCCATCAGCGACGCCATCGGCATGCTGGAAGCGTATGCCGAAACCGACAAATCGCTGTGTGATTTGAACGGCAATTCCGCCGCTTGGCGCATGAACGAGGAACGCGCGTTTTTGGAGGCGATGGCGCAGAAGATGGCGCAGACGCTGTTTTACGGTTCGCAGGCGCAGAACGGCGCGGCGTTCAACGGCCTTGCGCCGCGCTTCTCCGATTTGCACGCCGAAAACGCCCGCAACATCGTGGACGGCGGCGGCACGGGTGCAGACAACACTTCTATTTGGTTGGTGGTATGGGGTGCGAACACCTGTCACGGCATCTACCCGAAAGGCACGAAGGCGGGCTTGCAGCACCATGATTTGGGCGAAGTTACCCTGCATGACGAGAACAACGGCAGGTATCAGGGCTACCGCTCCCACTACAAATGGGACTTGGGTTTGAGCGTGCGCGACTGGCGTTATGTGGTGCGCATCGCCAATGTGGATGTGAAGAAACTCACCAAAGACGGCAAGGCGGGCGCGGACTTGATTGACCTGATGACGCAGGCGGTGGAGCTGATTCCCAACCTGAACGCGGGCAAGGCGGTGTTCTACTGCAACCGCGAAATCCGTTCGATTCTGCGCCGCCAAATCGCCAATAGGGTGGTCGGCTCGACGCTGACGATGGAAGAGGTTGCGGGCAAGAAAGTGGTTGCGTTTGACGGCATTCCCGTTCGCATCTGCGACCAGCTTTTGTCTACCGAAGAACGCGTGAAATAAGGAGGCGCGAGATGATTTTGGATTCTACTTTGCAACTGGCCGCCGGCCAGGTGGTTACGGCTTCGGCGGCGACGGCTAATACCATAGACTTCGGCCAGAAAACGCCGAACCTCGGCATGGGGCATAGCCCGCTTTATGCGGTGCTGACCGTGCCTGTGGCTTTCGCCGGCCTGACTTCGCTGCGCTTTTCCTTGCAGGATTCGGACAAGGAGGCGACGGATTTTGCCGACGTGCTCTCGGGCTTGAACCTGAAAGCGGCGGATCTGACGGCGGGGGCGCAGTATGTGCTGCCGCTGCCCGTGGCGCACAAACGCTATCTGCGCGGCTATTTCACCGTGCAGGGCACGGCCACGGCGGGCAAGGTCGATGTGGTGATTGCCAGCGGCATCCAAATGAACAATCCGCCGCCCGAAAGCGCGAACGTGTGGGGGAGCCGCAAATGAAGGTGAAAGCGACAAAAGCCGGATACTGCGGCGGCTACCGCATGGCGGGCGACGTGTTCGAGGTGGAGGACGGTTTGACGGCATCTTGGTTTGTGCCGCTGGAACCGGAACCGGAACAACCCGAACCGGAACAACCCGAACCGGAACAGACCGAACCGGAAGCGGAACAGACCGAATCCAACAGACGTAAAAAGTAGGTTTTCAGACAGCCTGTGGGAAACCGCAGGCCGTTTTTGCAGGAGGGGCGATGGCTTCGGAAGTGGAAATTTGCAATCTCGCGCTGGCACGGCTGGGCGATGCGGCGACGGTGGTGTCGATAGACCCGCCCGAGGGCAGTGCGCAGGCCGAGCATTGCGCGATGTTTTACCCGATGGCGCGGGACACACTGCTTGCGCAGCATCCGTGGGGCTTCGCGCAGCGGCGGGTGCGTCCGGCGCGGCTGGCGGCGGGCTATCTGCTGCCGGATGATTGTTTGTGTGTGAACGATACGGGCAGGCCGCAGGGCTGGCATGTGGAAAATTCAGACGGCCATGTGCTGCTGGCGGCGGACTTTGAAATACAGGAAATCCGCTACACGGCGCGGATTAAGGACGCGACGCGTTTTCCGCCTTTGTTTGTGTCGGCTTTGGGCTGGCAGCTTGCATCGATGATGGCTGGGGCGGTGCTTAAAGCCGAGGCGGGGATACAGATGGGCGCGGTGTGCGCCCAGCAGGCGGCGCAGGTTTTGGCACAGGCGAAGAATGCCGACGGGGAGCAGTATGCCGAGCGGCCGCGCCATGTTGCGCCGTGGATACGGGCAAGGGGGCAGGGATGGCCAATATCAGGATTTTGAAGCAGTCGTTTTCCGGCGGCGAGGTGTCGCCGGAGATGTTCGGCAGGATTGAGGATGCGGGCTATCAGAACGGCGCGGCAATGGTACGCAATTTTATGGTGCGTCCGCAGGGTTCGCTGGAAAACCGTGCGGGCTTTGCCTTTGTGCGCGCGGCCAAGTATGCCGACAAGGCAGTGCGGCTGATTGCCTTTGCCTATTCGCCGACGCAGACGCTGGTGATTGAGTTCGGCCACAAATACTGCCGCTTCCATTCGCAGGGTGGCACGGTGCTGGACGGGTCGGGGGACGTGTATGAAATCGAAACGCCGTATGAGGAGGCGCATCTGTTTGACGTGCACTATGTGCAGTCGGCAGACGTGATGACGCTGGTGCATCCGCAGTATGCGCCGCGCGAGTTGCGCCGCTACGGTGCGGCGGACTGGCGTTTGCAGGAAATCGCCTTCGAGCCGACGCTTGCGCCGCCCGCGAACGTGAAGGGGCAGGCGCACGGCGGCGGGGGCATTGAAACGCAGTATGTGGTTACGTCGATTGACGGCAACGACGAAAGCCGCGCTTCGGCGGCGGTGAAGCTGACCAACAACCTCTACACCACGGGCAACCGCAATGTGCTCTCTTGGGACAAGGTTGCGGGGGCGAAGCGGTACAAGGTGTACAAAAAATCGGGCGGGCTGTTCGGCTACATCGGCCAAACGGAGGACACAAGCCTCACCGACGACAACATCGCGCCGGATTTAGCCTCCACGCCGCCGGTTTACGACAAACTGTTTGCGCAGGCGGACGACTATCCGGCCGCCGTGTCCTACTTCCAGCAGCGGCGCGTCTTTGCCGGAACGGTGTCCAAGCCTTTGCATGTGTGGATGAGCAAAAGCGGCACGGAAAGCAATATGTCGTACAGCATTCCCAGCCGCGCCGACGACCGCATCCTGTTCCGCATCGCGGCGCGGGAGGCTGGGATGGTGTCGCACATTGTGCCGCTTTCCAAGCTGGTGCTACTTTCGGGCGGGGCGGAGTGGAATGTGAACACCCTCAACAGCGACGCACTCACGCCGGATAGCGTGTCGGTGTCGCCGCAGTCGTATGTGGGCGCGTCGCAGGTGCAGCCGGTAATCGTGAACAACGCGCTGGTTTACGCGGCGGCACGCGGCGGCCATGTGCGCGAGCTGGCCTACAACTGGCAGGCGGGCGGCTACATCACCGGCGATTTGTCGCTGCGATGCGCCCATCTGTTTGACGGGCGGGAAATCCGCGATTTGGCGCAGGCCAAAGCACCCTATCCGGTGGTGTGGGCGGTGTCATCGGACGGTTCGCTTTTGGGCTGCACCTACCTGCCCGAGCAGCAAATCGGCGCGTGGCACCGGCACGATACCGACGGCGCGTTTGAAAGCTGCGCCTGCGTATCGGAAGGAGCAGACGATATCCTCTATTGCGCGGTGAGGCGGCAGATCGGCGGCAGGACGGTGCGCTATATCGAGCGTATGGCTGCCCGCCGTTTTGACGCGCCGGAAGACGCGTTTTTCGTGGACTGCGGCCTCTCATACAACGGCACACCCACCGATACCGTAAGCGGGCTGGAACACATCGAAGGCAAACTCGTCCACATCCTCGCCGACGGCGCAGTGATGCCGCCGCAGACGGTGGCATCGGGACGGGTAAGCCTGCCGCATCCGGCGGCGAAAATCCATGTTGGCCTGCCGATTGCAGCAGATATGCAGACATTGCCGCTGGCCGTGCCGCTGGACAATGCCTACGCGCAGGGACGGCAGAAAAACATCAACAAAGTATGGCTGCGCGTCTACCGCTCAGGCGGCATCTGGGCAGGGCAGGCAGAGACGGAACTGACCGAATACAAGCAGCGCACGGTCGAGCCGCTGGGCAGTCCGCCGCGTCTGAAAAGCGAAGCGGTAGAAATCACCCTGCGCGGCCAGTGGAGCGAAGACGCGAAACTGTTTGTCCGCCAAATCCATCCGCTACCGCTGACGCTGCTTTCTGTGGCGGCGGAAGTGGCCGTGGCGTAGAGGCCGTCTGAAAAAAGGAAAAAAACACATGAAACCGAGCAACCTGCCCGAAATCAGCCAGGGCGTCACATGGACGGGCGCGGTCGGCAGCTTTGTCGGCGCAATCAAATCCATCGATTTGCTGACCGTGGTCGGCGCACTCGTCGCCGTCTGCGGCTTCCTGATGAACTGGCATTACAGCCGCCAGCGCGAACGCAGGGAAGTGGAAAGGCGCAAAGAAGAGAAGAAAATCCACGACCTCGAAGTGCAGAAGCGCGAATTGGAATTGAAGAAAACAAGAGGTGAGTGTCATGAGCAACAAAATTAAATACGCCGTCGGCGGCCTTGCAGTTTCCGCCGCCTTCTTCGCCGCCCTCGTCAAACACGAAGGCTACCGTACCGAACCCTACCGCGATTCCGGCGGCGTCCCCACTATC